GAATACATCCGCGATGATGTGCCAGTTCCTCCCGCCTTTGAATACATGCAGCCTACGCTGGACGCGCTCAAGAACATCGAAGGAGAAAAGCTATGCGAGGTGAAGCTGGGGCTGACCAAAGACCTAGAGGCTTGCGATTTCAGTGCACCGAATGTATGGTGGCATGGAATAGCCGACTTGGTCGTTATCAATCGGAAGACGGGGATAGCCCACTCGGTGGACTACAAGACAAGCAAGAGTGCGAGATATGCGGACGTGAAGCAACTGGACATTGTTGCCTGTGGCTTGTTTGCCAAGTTCCCGGAGATACAGAGGGTGAAGTCGGGCCTGATTTTTGTGGTGAGCAAGGAGTTCGTGCGGGCTGAGCACCACAAGGAGATGATGGTCAAGTACTTAGAGAAACCATCACAAGACGTTGCCCGTATCGAGGCAGCAGTAAAGAACGGAGTGTGGAACCCCATCAGCGGCCCGCTGTGCAAGTTCTGCGCGGTGAAGTCATGCGAGTACAACAGGAGCTAACAATGAAATTTGATTCCCATGATTACGACGGCCCTGATGAGGGGGCAACTTATGGCCGCATGCGGGCTGTAGTAGATGAATACGGCAACGGAAACAGCGCGGTTACCGAGCTTGAGTTTGAGACCCCTGCGGGCTATGCGCAACTAATGGAACTTACTGTACTAACTGGGGATGACGTACGTTCAGAAAATGTTTACACGCTTAAAAACGTACATACGGTACGCATCAAGATTACTGGTGAGTGGGAAGCGCAAGAAATCATGCGGGGTATAGCCGACCTAGTGCATGCGCTGAAACTTAAATCCACACTGGAGTAAGTAATGGAACTAGAAGAACTTACGGGAATTATCAAAGGGGTGCAAGCGAAGCATCCGGGGCTTACCCAATTTGGCTTTGGGGGTAAAGGCGAAATTCGTCCTGAAGCAGTAGACCTATGTGTGCAGTGGCTACTACAAGTCGATGGGCTAGAACGCCGCAAAACGGTAAATGAGAAAATAGGTAGCTACACACTGAAGCATATTGTCGAGAGGCATTACGACACGTACATTGCCAACGGAGAATTTATTTGTGCCGCCTTGTACTTAGAGTACAAAATGAAAGTAAGAGGACCAAATGCTTGGTTCAACATTAAGACTATACGGAGTTAATCATGCCCTACGTAAACAAACCCCGCCCCTACAAAAAGGAATACCAGCAGCAGCTAGACCGAGGCGAAGAGAAGCCCCGCCTTGAACGTCAACGTGCCCGCACCGAGATGGACAAGAAGGGTGTTGACCGAGCCGGTAAGGACATCGACCATGCAGTCCCACTATCCAAAGGGGGCACAAACGCTGCGGGTAACCTGAAGCTGAAAAGTCCAAGTGCCAACCGTTCTTTCACCCGTAACTCAGACCACACGGTCAAAATAAACAAACCCAAAAAATGAGCGATGAGGATATATGGTTAGTGGCGTTTGGAAGTGGTTGGGTTAGCCGCCTTGAAGTTATGTCGGCAACCGGCTCGTTGTTCGACCTGTACAGACGCTTAGCCCAAAACAACCGATTTGTTTTTGACCACAATGATGACCGTATAAAACTAGAGAGAAATAATGAACCTATCAGAGTATGAGTGGCCCCGTCCACACGGGTTCACCCCGTTCGCGCATCAGAAGTTAACAACAGAGTTCCTATTAGAAAACCCTAAAGCCTTTTGCTTCAACGAGCAGGGTACAGGTAAGACAGCATCAGTGATTTGGGCCGTGGACTACCTCATGCAGGTTGGTCTAGTGAAACGAGTGTTAGTGGTATGCCCCCTGTCCATTATGAAGTCGGCGTGGCAGGGTGACCTATTCAAGTTTGCTATCCACCGCACGGTTGCGATAGCTTACGGCAGCGCAGAGAAGCGCAAGGAAGTTATCAACGGCATGGCCGAGTTCGTCGTCATCAACTTTGATGGGGTTGGCATCGTCAAGAAGGAAATTCTTGCCGGTGGCTTTGACCTGATTGTGGTGGATGAGGCATCTGCCTACAAGAATGCACAGACAGTTCGGTGGAAGGTCATGCGTGACCTGAACAAGGCCATCAAGGGTCTGTGGATGCTGACGGGCACACCCGCTGCGCAATCGCCTGTGGATGCCTATGGACTAGCTAAGCTGGTCAACCCCAAGGCTGTGTCGCCATTCTTCGGGCAGTTCAAGGACACGGTGATGACCAAGGTCAGCATGTACCGTTGGATTCCCAAACCCAACTCCAGTCAGCTTGTAGCCAGTATCCTTCAGCCCGCCATCCGGTTTGAGAAGAAGCAGTGTCTCGACCTACCTCCGGTGACGTTCGTTGAACGTGAAGCCATCATGTCCCCACAACAGCACAAGTACTACAACGTACTACGCAAGCAGATGCTGATTGAAGCCGACGGGGAAGAAGTGAGCGCGGTCAACGCTGCGGTGCAGATTAACAAGCTGCTGCAAATAGCGGGCGGTGCGGTGTACACCGACAAGGGTGAAGTCATTGAGTTTGATGTGAGCAATCGGCTGAACGTGGTGCAGGAAGTCATTGAAGAATCAAGCCATAAGGTGCTGGTGTTTATCCCGTTCACGCACACCATAGAACTGCTGGAGAAACACTTGACCAAGAACGGCATAACGTGTGAAGTCATCAACGGAAGCGTCAGCGTCAACAACCGTTCCGACATCGTCAAGCGGTTCCAAGAACAGTCTACAACCAAGGTGCTGCTCATCCAGCCTCAAGCTGCATCTCACGGGTTAACCCTAACAGCAGCGAACACAATCATCTGGTACGCTCCTTGTACTAGCGTGGAAACCTACCTCCAAGCTAACGCACGAATCGACCGTCCCGGTCAGGTCAACAACATGACCATCGTGCACATCACGGGCAGTCCTGTTGAAGCCAAGATGTACTCTATGTTGCAGGGCAACATAAGAAACCACAGCAAAATCATAGACTTATATCGCCAAGAAATTTCTTCGTAAACACGTTGACAATGTCAAAAGTTATGGTATAGTTCTTCTCCCACTAACCACTGGAGCAAACAATGGACGAAGCAGTTCAGGAGGAAACATCCTCCGTTGACATGGACAAGCTAGCCGCCGTGTACATCAAGATACGCGACAAGCGGGCTGTAGCAAAGAAAGAGTTCGAGGAGAGAGACAAGGGTCTCGAAGAGCAGATGCAGATAGTTGCAGATGAAATGCTTGAAGCATGCAAGCGCATCGGAGCCGACAGCATCAAAACCCCACACGGCACAATCATTCGCTCAGTTAAGTCACGGTACTGGACGAACGATTGGGATTCTATGTACTCGTTCATCGAAGGACAGGGTGCATTTGGCCTACTGGAGAAACGACTTCATCAAACCAACATGAAAGACTTTCTTGCAGAGAATCCCGACTTGTATCCCGTTGGTCTCAACGTGGAGAATTCTTACACCGTGGTAGTTAGACGTTCAAAGGAAAATTGAAATGAGTAATCTCGCCTTGTTAAACCAAGACCTCCCCGACTTCCTGCAAACCGCTGGGGTCAGTGAGCTTACAAAGCAACTTGCTGGTCGTACCGGCGTTAAGCGCATCGTGCCCAAAAACGGCCTCTTCCGTAAGGTAGCTGGTGGTGAAGAGATGGGCAAAGTTAAGGGCAACCTTAACGTCATCGTGGTCAACGCATCACCTAAAGTCGGGCGTATCTTCTACATCAAGCAATGGAGTGCCGACGCCGAGCCGACTGCACCTGACTGTTTCTCCAACGATGGTACTGCGCCTGATGCTGGTTCGGCAAACCCCCAAGCTGAACGCTGTGATTCATGCGGACAGAACATCAAGGGTTCGGGCATGGGCAACTCCAAGGCATGCCGCTACACGCGCCGTATTGCTGTGACGTTGGAAGAAGACTTTGGTACTTCGCTTGAGGGTGAGGTCTATCAGATGAACTTGGCTTCCAAGTCGCTGTTTGGCGATAGCGTAGGTGATAACACCCATCCGTTTGAGAGCTACACCAAGTACCTTGCTAACAACGGCAAGAGCTTGGACTACGTGGTTACACAGATGAGCTTCAATGAGGACAACGACAACCAGTCGGTGCTGTTCACTCCAGTGCGGTTCATCAACAAGCATGAGCATAGCGTCACGAACAAAGCGGCTGCAAACCCTGCGGTGCAGAAGATGGTCACCATGACCCCTTACCAAGCTGATATGGCCGGTCGTGCACCCAAGCTGGAAACGCCAGTGCGTGTAGCTGAACCACCGAAAGCCCAAGCCCCGGCTGCGGATGAACCTGCCTTTGAGGAGCCTAAGAAGCGCGAGTCCAAGAAAGTTGCCGAGCCGGTTGCCACAGTCAAGAAGTCCTTGGATTCTGTGGTGGCGGCTTGGTCGGACGAGGAATAAGCATGAGCTATGGTTACAGCCAAAGCTTGGTGGAAGCCAATAAAAGGGCCAACATAAAGTTTTTGGGCGTAGCCTTGGGTCGCCTGTGTATCAAGCACGAGGTGTCTGTAAGTGAATTGGCAAAAGAACTAAGCGTAAGTCGGATGACGATTTACAACTGGTTTTGGGGGGTAAGAACCCCCACCATTCACCTACAGCCTCGCGTGATTAAGTACATAGAGTACCTCAAGAAGCGCAAATAAAACATGTCCAACTTCGACTTGCTGGATGCGGTTCTTCCCGTAGGGGGAAGGTACTGCGTGTTGGGGATTGGTAAGTACGTAGACCAGCAGTTTGCGGATACACGAGAAGAGGTTGATGAGCTAGTTGGGAAGTTTGTAGCACGTAACGCTGATGTGTATTTTGGGTGCGCTAAGTACGGCCCGCTGAACAACCGCACACACGAGAACGCCACCTACTTCCGCGCACTGTGGATGGACATTGACTGCGGCCCCACGAAGGCCGAGCCCGATGAAAAGGGCAGGGTCAAGGGTTACATCGACCAGCAAACTGGGCTTGTTGAGTTTCAGAAGTTCTGCAAGGCTGTGAGCCTACCAAGGCCAATCCTAGTGAGTTCCGGTTATGGGATTCATGCCTACTGGCTGCTTGAAGAAACGGTGTCCCGCGCAGAGTGGGGGCCACTATCGAGTCGGCTACGGGAGTTGTGTGTAGAGAAGGGTCTCATCGTTGATTCGTCGGTGTTTGAAGCATCACGAGTCCTGCGTATACCCGGCACATTCAACTACAAGAACGAAGAGCCAATGCCTGTAGAGGTGTTGAACTCCGATACCGTGCGCATTCCATACGCGCAGATGAAAGCGTTGCTGGGCGCACCTGACCCCAAGCCTGAGAAGCCTGATTTCATCCCAAGCTCCATGAGCCCGATGATGGAAGCGTTGATGGCAAACAAGGTCAAACGATTCAAAACCATAATGATGAAGTCGGCCAAGGGCGAAGGCTGCAACCAACTGATTCATTGCTTTGAGAACCAAGCAACCCTAGAGGAACCTTTGTGGCGCTCAGCCCTGTCGATTGCAGCTTTCTGCGTAGACAAAGACAGTGCGACCAAGAAGATGTCAGACCAGTATCCTGACTACGACCCTGACGAGGTTGAAGCCAAGGTGTATCACTTGCTGACCAAAGGTGGGCCACACCACTGCACTACGTTCGAGAAGCAAAACCCCGGCGGGTGCGATGACTGTGTGCACAAGGGCAAGATCAAGTCCCCGATTGTGCTGGGGGTAGAGATAGAGGAAGCCGACGATGAAGACAATGAAGTGGTTGTTGAGGTTGCAGAGGGTAAGCAGGTAACCATAAACATACCTGAGTATCCGTTCCCATTTTTTCGTGGGAAGAACGGCGGGGTCTATAGACGCGCCGACGATGAAGAAGCAGACCCTACAGCGGTCTATGAACACGATTTCTATGCGGTTAAACGTATGCGCGACCCTCAAGCGGGTGAAGTCATATTGTTTAGGCTGCACTTGCCACACGATGGCATCAGAGAATTTTCCATATCCACCGCAGCTATATCGTCCAAGGATGAGTTGCGCAAAGCATTGGCCCAGCAAGGAGTCATGGCCCACCACAAGCAGTACGAGAACCTAGCTGTCTACGTGGTGACTTTTGTTAAAAACATGCAATACGAAAAGAAAGCAGACATTATGAGAACACAATTTGGTTGGGTAGAGAACGACAGCAAGTTCATCATGGGGGACAAAGAGATTACCAAGGACGGCACGTACTACAGCCCGCCGTCAGAAGCAACGGAATTCTTCGCCGAGAAGATTCACACCAAGGGTTCCTTTGAGAAGTGGAAGGAAGTGTTCAACCTGTACGCCCTGCCGGGGATGGAGCCGCATGCATTTGCTGCCCTGACTGCGTTCGGTTCGCCGCTGATGAAGTTCACGGGCTTGGATGGGGCAATCATCAACGTCATCTATGAGATGGCAGGGTCGGGGAAGTCCACCATTCTGCGTATGTGCAACAGCGTGTATGGCCAGCCTAAAGAACTGATGGCGATTGAGAAGGATACGTTGAACGCCAAGATGCAGCAGCTAGGGGTGATGAACAATCTGCCCAACACCATCGACGAGATTACCAACATGACGAGCGCGGAGTTCTCCGACTTGGCCTACGGCATCAGCCACGGGCGGGGCAAGAACCGCATGCGGGGCAACGTCAACGGTCTGCGCTTGAACAACACCTCATGGAAAAACATGACCTTGGCCTCAGCCAATTGCAGCTTCTACGAAAAGCTGGGTGAGTTGAAGAACACACCGGACGGTGAGTCCGTGCGTCTGCTGGAGTACAAGATTGAGCCCAACGATGTAATTGGCGTAGCTGTCGGCAAGCAGATGTTCGACCACCAACTGAACGAGAACTACGGTCACGCTGGGGAAATCTACATCAGCTTCTTGGTCAACAACCTTGAGTACTGCCAAGACCTTGTGCGCAAAGTACAGGCCCGCATCGACAAGGAAGTCCAGTTCACTTCGCGGGAACGCTTTTGGTCTGCGCAGTCGGCATCCAACATTGCCGGTGGCTTGATTGCCAAGGAGCTAGGGCTGCACGACTTCCACATGGGCAACGTGTACGGCTGGTTGAAGGGCATGCTAGGTGAGATGCGCATAGATGTGAAGCCCCCTAGCCTGTC